GTAAAGAAGAAGGTGATTAAATTATGGAATATTTAACAGTGCCGGAGTATGCAGAGCTTCGGGGATGTTCCCGGCAGAATGTTTTAACGCTTATAAAAAATGGAAAGCTAGTGGCAGAAAAAACAGAAGGAGCCCTGGGCGGTGGTACTGGCGGAATTTCTTACCGAATCCCTCTCGCAGCCTGCGAACCCAAGGTACAGAAAAAGTACATCAACCGTCAGAAAAAGCTGAACCCACCGCCGCCGGAGCCGAAGCCAAAGCTGCAGGCGGTCACGCTGGAGGAGATGAGCCGGGAGGAGCGGCAGGAAGGTGCCAAGTGGAAGAACATCCTTGACGAATGGAAGGAATACCGGGAAATGGGCGGCCCCAAGAAGGAGCGGGACGAAGAGTTTGTTGATTACATCAGTAAGAAGTACCCGGAGTTCCACTTTTCAGTCCGGATCCTCCAGAGACAGGCGCAGGCGCTGCGGGAGCAGGGGGAGGCGGCGCTGATCGACAGGAGGGGCAAGCATAAGAACCACCATAGGGCGATCCCGCCGGAGGTATTTGATATCTTCAGCAGCTATTATCTGGATGAATCCCAGAAAACGGTTGCCAAGTGTATGAGGATGACGGAGACATGGATCAGACATGAAGGGAAGGAAGCGGAATACTTGCCGCTGGCGGCGAGCAATACCTTTACCCGTCAGATTACGCGGAGCATCCCGCCTGCGGTAGTGGTCTATTGCAGGTGGGGAGAAAAGGCACTGAAGGACAAGATGCTGCCGTTTATCCGCAGGAAATACGATGAGGCAGACTTTTACAGCAACGACATCTGGGTCTGTGATAACCACACCTTTGATGTATTTGTCAACGATGGGGAGCATAAAAAGCCGGTACGCGTATACCTTACCGCCTTTCAGGATGTCCGGAGCAGGAAGTTCATGGGCTGGTATGTGACCATGAACCCATGCTCAGACGCCACACTGATCGCCCTACGGCGCGGGATCGAAAAGTATGGGATCCCGAAGCAGATCCTTTCGGATAACGGGCGGGAGTTCCTGACCTTTGACATCGGCGGCAGGGGGTTCCGGAAAGCGGCAGCCACCACCGAACACGAAGCGCCGACGATCCTGGACAACTTAGGCATTGAGTTTAGGACTGCGATGGTACGGAACGCGCGGGCAAAGATCATTGAACGAGCATTCCGGGACGTAAAGGAAGATTTTTCCCGGATGTTTGAGGGGTATACGGGCGGGACGATCATGGAACGCCCGGAGCGCCTGAAAAAGACCGGGAAGGATGCGGAAAACTTCACGATGCTCCCGGAGTTTGTGCAGTTTGTTGACAAGTACATAGAAGGCATTTTTAACAAACACAAGCACAACGGCGTCGGGATGCGCGGAAGGACGCCGGATCAGGTATATGCGGACTGTCTGGTGGAGAAGCGGGTGGCGACCACAGACCAGTTAAACCTGATGATGCTGCGGAATACCCGGATGCAGAAGGTCGGGCGGGAAGGGGTATCCCTGAAGCTGCATGGGCAGAAGATTCCGTATAACAGCCAGGATCTGAACTTCTACCATTTTGGGGAAAAGGTCTACCTGCGGTATGACCCGGACAACCTGCAGGAGGTGCGTGTATACGATGAGCAGGACCGGTTCCTTTGCACGGCGGCGCAGGTGGCATCCTTAAGCTACTTTGCGAAGAAGGAAGAGGTGGCGGCTGCCATGAAGGAGCAGCGGAAATACGAGCGCACGGTAAAGGACTGGAGAGAGCAGAACGTGAAGCAGGCACAGAACGAGCTGCAGATGATGATGTGGGAGGCAGAGAAGAACCTCGAAGAGGGCGGCGAAAAGCTGGTTACAAAGATCATAGAGCTGAAGCAGGCGCAGGAAAAACGGCTGGCACAGGCGGCTGGCGGCGGTCAGGCAGAGTCGATCGATTACACGGATGCAGTCAGACGGCTGCGTGAAGTAAAAGAAGGATAAGGAGAGAGGACAATGGAAGAACTCACGATGACTTACGAACAGGCAGTTGCATTTTTAAAGAAGTACATGGAGGAAAACGGCAGGAAGCAGGTGGAGGTTGCCGCAGAGCTGGGCGTTTCCGGCGGGCTGGTCAGCAGCTTCCTGGCAGGGTCGTATAAAACGCCACACGCCATCATCCCGAAGGTGCAGGAGCTGGCAAAGATCCATGAGAAGAAAGCGGTCACACCGAAGGAGCCGGATTTTGTGGAAACCTCTGTCAGCCGCACCGTCACAAACGCGATCGCATACGCGCACCTGCGCGGGACGGTGGCGGTGGTATACGGGGACGCCGGGGTGGGCAAGACCTTTGCGGTGCGCGAGTACATGAAGCGCAACAGCCTTGCGCTGGGCATTACGATCTCCCCGACCTATGCCAGCGTGACCGGGGTAAACGAGCTGATCGCAGAGCAGCTGGGCGTCCGGGAGCGGGGCGACCGGAAGATCACCCGCGAGATCGTCGCAAAGCTCCGCAACAGCGGCAGGGTGCTGGTGATCGACGAGGCGCAGCACCTGACCGTGCGGGCGCTGAACCACCTGCGCTGCGTGTCGGATGAATCCGGCATCGGCATCGCGCTGGTCGGGAATGAAGAGATTTACAGCAAACTGCGGGGAAGCGGGAAGGCGGACTTTGCACAGCTGTTTTCCCGTGTCGGCATGCGTAAGCAGGTGCTGACGAACAGCCTGACGGCGGAGGATATCCGGAACATCTTCGGGCCTTACGGGCTGGATGAAGGTGCGCTGGGGCTGCTGTCCGGGATCGCCCACACCAACTATGGGCTGCGCGGCGCGGTAAACGTGTTCGTCAACACGGCGGCGGTGTACGGGAAGATCGACAAAGCCGGGATCGTAAAAGTAATGAGGGACATGAACATCGGAGCATAGGGGCCTTGTGCCCCTGTCTAATGCAGCCCCCGCAAGGGGACGGTCGCAAGCCCGTGGAAATGCAGAGCGGACAGGAAGGATGGTGGACATGAAAAAAAGGATTGCGGCGGCGGTGTGCGCCGCCCTGATGCTTGCAGCGCCGGTACAGGCGCAGGCAATGGCTGACAGCGAGGTGTACGCGCTTGCGGAAGAGATCGGCGGGGCTTATGGCATCTGCCCGGAGCTCCTGCAGGCGATCGCCTGGCATGAGAGCCGGTACGAAGAGGACGCCAGCAACGGCGGCTGTGAGGGGCTGATGCAGGTGTCAGAGAAATGGCACCGGGACAGGATGGAGGAGCTGGGAGTCACGGACCTGTATGACCCGAGACAGAACATGACCGTGGCGGCAGACTATCTGGCGGAGCTGTTTGAGGAGTATGGGGAACCGGGGATGGTCCTGATGAAGTATAACGGGGACAGCACTTCGGTCGCCCGTTATGGGAAACTGGGATACGGGATGTCCGGATATGCGGAGGGTGTCCTGCAGATGTCCGCCCGGATGGAGCGGGAACATGGAAAGTGAGGAAGAAAAATGGCAAGGAAAAGGATGGAGGAACCGTCCCTGAAAAGCTGGGACGAGGTAAATGCGGCATTGAAGATGATCCGCGACAATGAGATCGAGTTGGAGCTGATCGAGGCAGACATGGGAAAGAAGATCGCAGACATCAAGGAGCAGGCGGCGGAGCAGGCTGTGCCGTACCGGGATGACATCAAGAAGCTGGAGCTGCAGGTCAAGGAGTTTGTGACGCTGAATAAGGCAGAGTTAAAGGGCAAGAGCCGGGAAATGGATTTTGGTAAAGTAGGATTCCGGCTGTCCACCAAGCTGATGCTTCCGAAGCAGGTGGAAAAAGTGATCAAGACCCTGAAAAAGTACGGGATGGGGGACTGTATTACGGTAAAGGAAAGCGTAAACAAGGACATCTTAAAGACCTATGATGAGAAGACGATCCTTTCAGTCGGCGGAACCCTGAAAAAGGAGGATACCTTCTGGTATGAAACAAACCGGGAGGAACTCTCTGATCCGGCAGAATAGGAGGGCGTCATGAATAAGGTCACAACGGCACAGCAACGGAAGATCCATGTACTGGCGCGGGAGCTTGGGATGGACGATGACCTGCTGCACGAATATGTCAGCCTGCTGACGGAAAAGCAGAGCCTGAAGGATCTGACGGTCATGGAGGCAGTGAAGGTGATCGACGCCCTGGAGGGGAAAAAGGGCTATGCGGCAGGTGACCGGATCAGCTGGAGGCAGGAGCGTTACATAGAATGTCTGATGGTACAGCTTGAATGGGTATTGGAGGACGGGAAGCCGGATAAGAAGCGTCTGGACGGATTTGTGAAAAAACAATATGGGCTGGATGATTCCCGCTGGATGACCAGAAAGACCGCCAGCCGTGTCATTGAAGGCTTGAAGGCGTTGGCTGCCAGAAAGAGGTCGGAGACGTCAAAGTAGCGGCATCGCCGGGAAGGAGGTTTTGATGGCAAAAAAGAATGAAGAACTGACGCTGGATGACCTCCAGGAACAGCACCGGCAGTATGCGGAGGTCATTGGGATCGACAACCTGTTAAAGCTGTCGGATACCTACGGGGGAACGAGCATCTACATCCCACAGCGGCGTGAACTGCTCAAAAACCGCACTTATAATGCGATTTACAGGGAGTTTGACGGCAGCAACGTGGATCAGCTTGTAAAGAAGTACGGGGTATCTAAAAGCACGATATACAAGATCGTGGGGGACAAACTGGGCCGTGGCGGGCAGCTGCCCGGCCAGATGTCCTTTGCGGACCTGGGGATTTGAAAGGAGATACACCATGTTAAAGACAAACCAGCTTTCGGATCTGGACGGCGCGGCGGAGGACCTGAAGAATAAGGCCCTGATCCTCCAGACGGGGATTGACCTGCAGGCGCTTTTGCGGCTGCTGGTGGATAAAGGGATCATCAGCCGGGAAGAAATCCGGGAATACCGGAATGAAGTATCGAATAGCCCGAAGTGGGGCGCTGCGGTGCGCTTTATTGAGCAGACAAAGGCAGAAATAGAGCATTATGAGGCAAACCCGAGGGAATTGATGCTCGAACTTTTGAGACGTAAAAGCAGCGGGGGATAAAATGGATGGAACATGAGTGCCTGATTTGTAAAAGACATTATACGCAAGGGGGAACATGTTGTGCGAATAAGAAAAACTGTCTTCTGTTTGAAAAAGAAGAAAAAGGGAAAATGATACACGGTACCTTTTGTATAGAAATCAATCATAATGCGGAGACAGAAGTTATAAAACCATCCGGCAAGATTTTGCTGCGGGATGAAAAAGGAAAGAGTTTCGAGGGGCTGGTAACAAGGATAAATGGGATTGACATGTCGCGTGGGTTGGTATCGGTCAATGTTAGGTATCATGAAACAGAGATGCCGTACTGTGAAAGAAAGAAGAAGTTTAAAGTATTGCGTTGATTGGTAGCAGACAGGAACGGAGGTTATAAAGAACGATGGCAAAAAGAATGACAAATAAGGAGAAGGCGGAGCGGGCGGCAATCAAGAAAAAGCTTCAGGCGGATGGCATACTCCCGCCGGATAAGACAAGGATGAACCGCAGGAAATTCATTGATGACGCACTTAGGGAGTTCAATGCTTTCAGGAAGAAAAGCCTTGTCAGCGATCTTTATCTACACAAGGCAGTTGGAATCATGCTGGGGATGAAAAAGAGAAGTTCCCCGACACCGGAGGCAATCGGGGTGGCAAAAGCGTTGAGATTGGCGGTACGGCTCAGGGAATTTGATGAGATGGTCAGGGAGCGGGGGGATGAAAGCTATAAGATCTCAGAGCAGTATGACTATATCAAGGATATTTTGGAGGCGTAAGGTTATGGAAAAAGGAAAATGTACGCTGAAGCTGTGGTGGACGATCATCTGTCTGGCGGCATTGGGGACGTTGTTATTAAACACTTATACAATGGTGCATATGGACACCAGGCAGAGGGAGCTGTGGAAATCCAAAATACGGGTGTTTGAGAAAATTGAGCAGGAGCATCCGCAGGAGGTTGGGACGGTCGAGGTCTGGGATGGTGAGAAAAAACGTGTGTATTACGGTCTTGTGACTATTGTGAATGATGGCAGCAACGGGGAAAAGGTTAGCATTACGCTGGACGGGGTGTTGCGGTCGGAGAAAAAATGTGGATGAAAGGATGGTACCTATGATAAAGGTTGTGCTCTTGATATGGGGAGTTGCCGCCTGGGCGGCATGTGCAGCAGTAAAAGCGGTGGCATTCCAGCAGGAAAATTACAGGAACTGACGTTCCAGAAATTTGTCTTTCGTGGAAAGTACAAAGGAATAGGCGTGTGATAAGATTACAGTGAAAGGGGAAACCCGGACACTGTAATTTTTTTATCTTTAGGAGAGTGGGATGGCAGAGGGAATCACGGTGACGGAGATTGTAAAACTGGTCATTGACCTGGGCGTGACGGCGACGCTGCTGATCCTTTTCGTGATGCACTTCCTGCGGAAGGATAAGGACAGCGACAAGAAGGTAACGGCGGCATATGAGGACTGCAGGCGGCAGATCGAGGCCACCTACCGGGATGCACAGGAGAAAATAGAGGCGGCAAACCGGACGATCCGGGAGCGGGAGGATATGCTGATCGCGCAAAATGCCCAGCGGGAAGAGCTGCTCAGGCAGGAGGCGCAGCGCAGGGAGGAGCTGCTCCGGAAAGAGGCGGAGAAGCGGGAAAGCATCCTGATGCTGAACATGGACAGGATCTCTGAGAGGATGGAGAATATGACCAAATCGCTGGACGTGATCAAAAACGGGTTTGCAGGTGTGGATAGAAGACTCGATAAGATCGAGAGGAAGGTGGGGGAGAACAGGTGAATGAAATGCAGGTCGCGGAGCGCAAGGTGCTCCGCGGTGACGTAATTGAAAAGTTATATCAGAACTACGGGACGGACATCAGGATTGCCGTCCTGAAAAATTACCTCAGGATAAGGGGATTTGTGACGGAGGAGGAACTCCAGAAGGCAATCTATTACCTGGGCGGCGAGGGAAAACGGTATATCCATGTGGAAGTGAACAAGGACAACTGGCTGGATGGAACGATCTGGTTGACGCCTGCGGGGGTAAACCTTGCGGAAGGCGATATTGAGGATATGGGGGTCATCATCGATGAATGAGATTTTAAACGTGGCAGAAAAGGAAATCGTGCGCAGGGAGATCATGGAGCTGTGCAGGGAGGCAGAGCCTTACGGCGCCGGTACACCGGTATTGAAGGCGGCGCTGCGAAAGACCGGCCATGACCTGACGGACCAGGAACTGATGCGGCAGGTGGATTATCTGGAAGGCAAAGGGTTGGTGCACAAGGAGATGGTGGAGAACAGGAGGCTGGGGATCAGCCGGTGCATCGTGCGCCTGTCCCCGGAGGGGACGGACTATCTGGAGGGCAACGGTCCGGATGTTGCGGGGGTTGACTGATGGAGCAGAAGAACAGGAGCCACGGAAAGATTGACAGCCTGCCGCCGGAACTGAAAAAGGAAGTGGAGAACCGCCTGCTGGCCGGTGATACCTATGAAGAGGTGTCAGAGTGGTTAAAAGGGCAGGGGGAGGAAGTCCATCTTTCCAGTGTTGGACGGTACGGCAGGAAATTTTTAAACAAGTTTGAGAGCGTCCGGGTTGCGAAAGAGTTTGCAAAGCTCCTTGCGGAGGATAACGTAGACCGTCCGGCAACGGAGCTGCATGAGGCAAATAACCTTCTGGCGAGCCAGATCATCATGGAGGCGCTGGTAGATGACAGCATGGATGCAAAGCAGCGCACGGAGGCGGCAAAGAGCATCGCATCGCTCCAGCGGGCGCAGGTATCCAACGAGAAGTTAAAGATCGAAGCGCGCAAGGAACAGGGTGCGGTACATGTGGCGATGGACCTGCTGAAGGAAAAGGTGTTTTCAGAGATTGGACAGAACTACCCGGAGATTGCTGCAAAGCTTCTGGAGCTGGCAGAAAACACGGAAAAAGAGCTGACGCGGATGCAGTGACAGACAGTAGGGAAAAACGGGCGTATTTCCCGTTTTTATGGCTCAGGCAGGGGATTGTGGCACAAAGAGGAATCAAAGGGCTGTTTAAGGCGGTTAAAGCGGTTTTTAAGGTGGTAGAAAAACATGCAGTAGCCTTACTGCGCCCGGAAGGATGTGGACAGAAATGGAAAGCTGGAAAGAGAAGGCTGCGGCGTACTGGAATGACGGCCTGCGGGTCGGGGACATTTCGGTGCTTCTGGAGGTTTCCCGGCAGAGCATATCGGCGTATTTAAAAACGCTGCCAGGATATGCCGAGGAAAAGGCGCGGCGGAAGCGGGAAAGTGCAGCGCGGCGTCGGGAATATAAGACGGAGAAGCAGCGGCAGTACCGTGCAGTATCCGGGATTATGGCAGTGACCGCAGAGACAATGCGGAGAGAGCATGACCTTGCGGCATTGGAATTATCAAGGGAAATCTATCATTAAAGGGGCTTAAAGCTCCTTTTTAAATTGCTTAAAAAGAGGTTTAAACACGATGAATGGCAGTCTGGCGGAGCAGTTTAAGGAGCAATTAAATAAAAGGGATTCCGTCAGGGACAAAAACCTTGCAGCAGGGCGGAAGGATTTCCGGACATTCTGCGAGCTGCGGAAACCGGATTTCTATAAACCGGGGCGGGAGTATCAGGGAACACTGTGCAGCACACTGCAGGCGGCCTATGAGAAACGGCTGGTCAGTGAAAAGACGGGGAAACCGATCAAATACCTGATCATCAACCTGCCGCCCGGATTCGGGAAATCCTACACGCTGGCGAACTTTGTGAACTGGTGCTATGGACAGGATGTGAAGAACAAGGTAATCACGGTGTCCTATAACGGGATCATCGCGCCGGAGTTCTCCCGGACAGCAAAGGACATGATCCTGGAGGAAGAGACGCCGGGGGAGGAATCCTATGTGACGCGCAGTTTTTTCCCAGGGCTGAAAGTAAAGTACGGGGACAGCAGCGTTATGAAGTGGAGCCTTGAAGGGAGCTATACCAGCTACCTTGCCACCAGCTTTGACGGTACGCTGACCGGTATGCGCGGCAATATCATCATCATAGATGACCCGATCAAGAGCGCGGAGGAAGCGGTCAATGACGCCGTGAAGGAAAAGCACTGGAACTTTTTTAAAAATACGCTGTCATCCCGTATGCTCCCGGGGGCGCTGTGCATCATCGTGCTGACCCGGTGGGCGACGGATGACCTTGCCGGGCGTGTTATGGAGAAGTTCCCGGACCAGTGTTATGAGTTAAAGATCCCGGCGCTTACGGAGGATGGCCCGGAAGGGGTCAGCACCTGTGAGGACCTGTACCCGACAGAAGACCTGCAGCAGAAGCGGGAGACGCTGGATGAGGAGATCTGGGGCGCGAACTATATGCAGGTGCCCGTGGACAAGAAGGGCGCGCTGTATGGGGAGTTCAAAACCTATGACGTGCTGGATCCGGACAAATTCGAGAAATTCTTAAACTATACGGATACGGCGGACGAAGGGGCTGACAGCCTGTGCAGTATCTCAGGCGGGCAGATCGGTCGTTATGGTTATGTGACAGATATTTACTATACAGATGAGCCGATGGAGGTAACGGAGCCGGAGACGGCGCGGCGGCTGCAGGCTGCGGGCGTGCGGGAATGCCTCATAGAGTCGAACAATGGCGGCAGGGGCTTTGCCCGCAACGTGATCCGGAACTTAAAGGAGCTGCACTGCCATAAATGTTCAGTTACATGGTTCCACCAGTCCAAAAACAAGCGCACGAGGATCCTGACGAATGCATCCAACGTGATGGAGCAGGTCATCATGCCCTCAGACTGGAAACAGCGGTGGCCTGCCTTTGCGCAGCATGTCAGCAGATATCAGCGTAAGGGCAAAAATGACCATGACGACGCGGAAGATGCGCTGACCGGATTTGTGGAGCTGGTCAACGGGGACGTAAAAGGAAAACGGAAAGCAAGGATCGGGAAAAAGAGCCGGCTTGGGCTGTAGGAGGAGATATGTATAAATTTCACAGGGATCAGGTGCTGGATCCGGAATTTCTGACAAAACTGGTCGAACGGTTCAAAAAGGAGTATGTCCCGCGTTTTATCCGTGACCAGAAATACTATGAGGTAGAGACGGAGATCTTAAAGCGGACGATGACGGACGGCAAGCCGAACAACAGGCTGGCGCATGGCTTTTGCCGCTATATCACGAACATGGCGACCAGCTACTTTGCGGGAAAGCCGCTGGGCTACATCGTGGAGGACAATGAGTATCAGGAGGCATTAGAAGATCTGTTCCAGAAAAATTATATCGACAGCCTGAATTTTGCGGTATCCAAGGAAGCCAGCAAAAAGGGGATCGGGTTTTTGCTGATGTTTTTAAATGAACATGGCGACCTGCGGATCAAAAAGATGGATGCGGAAACAATCATCCCGGTCTATTCTGCGTCGCTGGATGAGTTCCTGGAGGCGGCGGTCCATATCTGGGCAGATTATGACATCGACAACACGCTGCTGTGTGAGTATGCGGATGTGTATGATGATACGTTTATTTACCATTTCAAGCGGGAAAATGGTGCACAAAACTATACGCCGCTGCCGGAGAACCTGAAGGAAGCGCACCTGATGGGGGACATCCCGGTGATCGTGTTCTGGAACAATGAGGAACAGCAGGGTGACTATGAACCCCATACGTCCCTTGTGGATGCGTATGATAAGGCACAGTCAGATACCGGCAATGACATGGAATATTTTACCGATGCCTACCTGTGGATCAAGGGCGCAAGCGGGATCGTGGAGGCGGGACTGACCGGGGACGACAGCGAAGAGGACGGCGCAAGGGCGGTCCGGGACTTCCGCAAAAACAAGCTTTTGATGCTGGATGAGAACGGGCAGGCAGGGTGGCTGGTCAAAAATGTCAATGACACGGCAACGGAGAACTATAAAAACCGCCTGTATAAAGATATTTTCTTTCTGGCGCAGGTACCGGCGCTGTCGGACGAGAGCTTTGCCGGGAACCTTTCTGGGATCGCGATCAAGTACAAGCTGATCGGGGTGGAGGAGCTGGCGCTGATGAAGGAAAACTGTTTCCGGTCTGCCCAGACGAAGCTGATCAAAATGCTGACGGAATACCTGAACACAAAGATGAACAAGGACTGGGACCCGGACAGCGTGGAGCAGAAATACGAGAGGAATTTCATCGACAACGATGCGGACATCATCAACAATGCGCGTCAGGTGGAGGGGATCGTGTCCCATGAGACGCAGCTGGGGATGCTGCCGGGTTCAATCGTCGATGATGCGCAGGAGGAGCTGTTGCGAATCCGGCAGGAGGCTGCCGATGAGGAGCAGATACCGATGGCAGTGGTATGACAGGCGGTAAACCATGGGGAAAAGGCAGGAGAAAGGATACTGGGATAAGCGCGTCCTGAAAGACAAGGCAAGGGATGTCAATAACGCGGAGAAGTTTTTGCAGAAGAACCAGAAGGCGCTGTATGCGCAGGCGGCAAAGGAGATCCAGCAGGAAATTGAAAAACTGTATGGGAAATTTGCAGACCAGCAGAATATTTCCATTGCGGAGGCGCGGCAGCTGATCCGCGGGGCAGATTTTAGGAAGATCGACTGGCAGGGCATGATCCGGGAGTCCATGGAGCTGCGGGAAAAGATCCGGGCAGGGAAGGGGACGCTGCCGGAGGAAGTGATTGAAGCGCTGGAAAAGCAGCATAAGGAGCTGGAAGACAGGATGGCGGCGTATACAAAGCGCGGGCAGATCTCCTATCTGGAGCTTAGGCAGGTCGAGATCGAGCGGAAACTGGTGGACCTGTATGATAAAAACCAGCAGAACCTGTATGAGTACCTGCACAGCGAATATGAGGATGGCTATTACAGGCAGGTGTATAACACACAGCAGCATGTGGGGGTCGGGTATGATTTTGTGAAGCCTTCCGGTGAGGCGGTTGACCGTGCAATCCTGAACCGGTATGACCGCCGGAATTTTTCCAAGACGCTGTACCAGCACTGCGAACATTTTGCAAAAGACCTCCGGGAAAATCTGGTGGTCGGGCTGATCCGGGGCGAGAGCCTGGAGCGGATGGCGGCGCGGATCCGGGACAGGATGGGTGTTGCCTACAGCGCCGCAAAGCGCCTTGTAAGGACGGAGACGGCGTATATCTATGAGCAGGCGACAAAGGACGCCTACGAGGAATGCGGCGTGGAATGGTATGAATTTCTGGCAACGCTGGACGGGAAGACCAGTGAGATATGCCGGGAGCTGGATGGGAAACACTTCAAGGTCAGGGACGCCATGCCGGGGAAGAACTACCCGCCGATGCACCCGAACTGCCGCAGCACTACGGTGGTCTGGTTCCCGGGGGAAGAGGAGAAAAAGAAAACGACCAGCCGGATCGCGAAGGACGGGGCGGGGAAATATTATGAAGTCCCGGCAGATATGACCTACAAGCAGTGGTATGGTACATATGTGGAAGGAAAAGAAGGGGATGGGTTGAAAAAAGTAAAGAAGGGATTAGAATTTCTTCATGATGAACTGACTGACTTAAAAACGCCGGTTCTTTTATCTGGGATCCCCTATGCAGAAGAGATCCGCACGCAAGTGGAGAATAATGATTCCCCTGTTGCAAAATATCTGCTGGAGCATTATGATGATATTAAATTCATTAACCTAAAGCCAAAAGGGAACAGTGCTTTTTATAACAATGAGAAAAAAGTAGGAATCCGGGTAGACGTGGATGCAGCCGCACATGATAAGAGGGGACGTTTTACATCCTTATATCATGAGATTGGGCACTATCTGGACAGTATGCTGGGCAATCCGTCGGCGGAGAGTGGGTTTGCGGATATACTGCAGGAAGAAGCGGATATGCTGATTGAAGCCTATGTGCAGGAGTATGGCAGTAAAAAAGAAGGCTGGAGGGAACTGGCGAAAGCCTGCAGTGCAGATGTAAAGCTCCATTCTTTGAGCGATATAATGAGCGGTGCCACAAAGGGAAGACTCCATGTGAAATATAGGCACCAGCCAGAATATTGGGAAGCATCGCCGGATTATTTCCCGGCAGAGGCGTGGGCACATTTTGCAGAAGCCGAATTATCGCAGGATCTGCAAAAGCAGGAGGCATTAAAGGAATGTTTCCCGTCAGCGTACAGGAAATTTTTGGAGGTGATCAGTGATGGAGATACCGGAAGTTCTGAGAAGAAAGCGTGAAATTCCACCGGAATATCAGGAACTGTTGGATCTATATGATGCATATGATGAAAGGTTCGGGGAGTTTGACTGGGATGATTACTGTGTAACGGAACTTTATACGGATGAAGAAATAAAAGAGGCGATCCGGGAATGCCTTGAGAAAGGGATCCCGATGAAGAAAATCAGACCGGAGTGGTATGGACCGTTGCCACCGCCGTGGTGCAAATTGTGAATAATGGTAGGAAAGGGATTACACGCAAAACGTGTAGTCCTTTTTATATACAAATTTTTAGGAGGACAACCAAATGGCAGAAGAAAAAACAGTAACGACAACCGCCGCTGAAACGGGGGAAAAACAGGAAGCGGCAGAGGGCACGGTGCAGGAGAAGCCGGAAGCTGCGGCGAAGACCTATGACCAGGCATATGTGGACGACCTGATCGAACGCCAGAAGGTAGCGCAGGAAGCAGCGGTGGCGGAAGCCCTGAAGGTGGCAGGTATGGACAAGGATGCCAAGGCAAAGTATGAGCAGGAGCAGGCAGAGGAGAAGATGGCAAAACGGGAAGCGGACATTGCCCGCCGGGAGCTGAGGGCGGATGCCCGTGAGGTGCTGGCAGAAAAGCAGATCCCGGCAGAGTTTCTGGACATGCTCCTTGGCAGCGACTTAAAGGCCACCAAGGCGAATGCAGACGCCTTTAAAACAAAGTTTGACGCTGCGGTGCAGGCGCAGGTGGAAAAGCGTCTGGCAGGCAAGACGCCGCAGGGCGGCAACGGCAGCCAGTCCGGGACAAATATGAAGTCCGAGATTGAGAAATACATGGCATAAGGGGAGGAAAAAAGAGATGGCATTAAACACATTAGAGTATGCGGTACAGCTCCAGACCATCCTGGACAACGCGGCAGAGGCGGCGCTGACCTCAAACTGGATGGATGCGAACGCAGGACAGGTGCAGTATGACGGCGGCAACAAGGTAAAAATGCCGCAGATGGAAGTGACCGGCTTAAAGGATTATGACAGGGACAAAGGTTATCCGGATGGCTCCGTGACCCTGAAATTTGAGGATTACACCATGACCCAGGACAGGGGCACGTCCTTCCAGCTGGATGCGATGGACGTCAACGAGACGAATTTTATCGCAAACGCAACCCGTGTGGTGAGTCTTTTCCAGAAAGAGCAGGTCGTACCGGAGATTGATGCGTACCGCTATTCCAAGCTGTATGCACTGTTAAAGGAGGGCGGGAAAAATACGGACTATACCGTGGCAGATGATACCCTCTGGGATGCGCTGATGGATGACATCGCAAAGGTAAGGGATGTCATCGGCGAGGAGATCCCGCTGGTCATCTCCATCCGTCAGGCGGTCAAGTCGAGACTGGAAAAAAATGCGAAGTACCAGAAGGTGGTCAATGCAGCACAGTTTACGGCAGGGAAAATCCAGACGAACCTGAACCAGATTGACAACTGCTATCTCAGACCGGTGCCCTCTGCCCGGATGAAGACTGCTTATGTATTCCGCGATGGTAAGAGCGGCGGGGAGGAAAACGGGGGCTTTGCGCCGGATGAAGCCGCAAAGAACATCAACTGGATCATTACGCCCCAGAATGCGCCGATCGCAGTGACAAAGCAGGACAAGATGAAGATATTTGACCCGGATACTTTCCAGAAAGCGGACGCATGGTTTATCGGATACCGCCGGTACCATGAGCTTTGGCTGCCGAAGGCAAGGTATGAAAGATGTCTGGTAAATGCGGAGGCAGTAGGATGAAGAAGCGGATGAGAAGGCTGAACATGGTACGTTATGCAGCAAGTGAGGCAGAGGCAGAAGAGCTGAAGGAAAAGGGATTTGTTGAGGACCCCATCCGGAAGGCTGCCCATACAGCACAGGAAGGGACGGAAGGATCCGGGGAGGAGGAAGCTGCTCCTGCAGAAGAGGTACAGACAGGGGAGAAAAAGGCATCCGGAAAAGGCTCTAACAGGGGGAAAGCAAAGGAGACGGCAGAAAAGGATGACAGCAACGATTGACTGGGATGAAATGCTGAAAAAAGTAAAGCTCAGGATCGGTGTGACCGGGGAGGAAAACGACCCGGTCCTGCGCCTGATGCTGGAGGATGCAGTAACGGCGGTCACGTTGTTCTGCAACCGCGACGTATTCCCGTGGCAGTTGGAATATGTGGTGCGCCACATGGTCGAGCGTGCTTTTGAGCGGGACAATGGCGACAACGTGGCGGCGATCAAGCGGGGGGATACCCAGATCACCTATGGAATGGCCATATCGCAGGATGACATGTCGCAGGAAGAGCGGGATATCTGCTGTAAGTTCCGCAGGCTGCGCGTCCTGTAAGGGAGGCGGATATGAGGTTTGAAGATTTAAAATTTAAGACAGCAGGGAAGGCGGTCAAAGATGAGAGGAAAAAAGGAAGCAGATCTGCTGCAAAAAACGTACCACGACAGGCTGACGGTGATAAGGAAGCGGCTGGGAAGGGATCCGCAGACGCAGGAAAGCGTTGAACTGGAGGAAGTAGTCTATAAAGACGTCCTCTGCGCCCTGAGCCAGTCGGGGAACAATAAGCCGGACCGGCAGGAGTTCCACAGCGAGCGCCAGATGGGCGCTGTGCTGTTTACGCCCCCGGGGATCCTGCTGGAGGACAATGACATTGCGGTGGTGGTCACGGAGGCGGGGCAGACGGTTCAGGGAGTAACCGGTAGGACCTTTGCTTATATCTCCCACGGGGAGACGCCCATCCAGACAGAGGGGCTGGCATGAGAAGCCTGGAGGATCTGGAGCGTGCCTTTGACCGGGGGTTGAACGCATGGGAGTCCGGGAAAGTGCTGACTGTTGCCGGGCGAATGGGACAGAAATGTGTCCGGGAGGTCAAGCGAAAAACGCCAGTCATAACGGGCAACCTGAGACGGCGTTGGCGTTCATCGGCAGAAAAGCGAGGGAATGATGTAGTGATCATCCTTGAAAATGATGCAGATTATGCAGAGGCGGTAAACAACGGGCACCGGATCGTATCCCATGGCAAAACGGTAGGGAAAACGGACGGGCGGCATATGCTGGAGCAGGGGATCGCGGCATATAAGGACACTTACATGGCAGATGACCTGCAGGAGATGGCAGACGTCCTGAAAAAGGGCATGGGAGGCTGATGGGATGACACTGGAGGAAATACGCGCCGGGATCATAAGGCTGCTGCGCTCTGGGACGGACGTGGAAAATATCACAGGCGAGGATGTGACGCAGGCGAAACGCTTCCCGCTTTTGCATGTGCAGCTGACGCCGTTAAATTATGGGGCTGCGGCTGCCGGGATGTGGCGGGACAAGCAGATCCTTGTGGACATTTCCTACATGGAGGAGCTGCACACGTCAAATAAAAAAATATACGCCATGCTGGAACGGCTGGACGGGATCTTTAGCCCGTTTTTCAGGATCGGGGATAGGGCGTTTACCTGCAGCAGCCAAATGGCAGTCACAGACGACATCGGGCATTATATGATGACCATGGCATTTACCGACACGGTTCCCTTTGAGGTACCGGAGCCGGTGGGAACAAGATTAGAGATAGATTGGAGGAACAGGGATGGGATTACCGGAGATCATCATCAGCTTCCAGCGGAAGGCTGATACCGCCATCCGGAGCGGCAGCCGTGGAATGGTGGCGGTGGTTTTGGATGACACAACGAAGAACCAGATGCTGACGCCGTACAGGCGGTGGCGGGATGTGGTGCAGGAGGACTGGACAAAAGAGAGTTTAAAGGTGCTTGAACTGGTGTTTAAAGGAAGCCCCCAGCGCGTGGTGGCAGTCCGGCTGTTAAAGGATGAGGAGACGCCGGACCTTGCAGGCACCTTGAAAGAAATCTTGCCGCTCAACATTGATTATCTTGCATACCCGGCATATACGGCAGGGGACAAGGAAGCGTTGCAGGCGTATCTGGAAGCGGTAAGGAAGCAGGGGAAGAAAGCGAAGGCGGTGCTGCCGGACTGCGCTGCGGACGATCCCCATGTGGTCAATTTTGCGACTACAGGTGTCACTGCACTGTGGGAGAATCAGGATGAGGTACAGACCTATACGGGCGCAGAGTATTGCTGCAGGGTCGCAGGGATCCTGGCAGGGCTGCCCCTTGACAGGAGCTGCACCTATTATGAGCTTCCGGAAGTGGTGGACGCGAAGCTGCCTGCAGATGCGGGGGCAGAAGTGGACGCTGGCAAACTGGTAGTCGTCTTCGACGGGGAGAAGTATAAGCTGGGACGAGGCGTGACAAGTCTGACCAGCATAACGGAGGAACGGCCGGAAGACCTTAAAAAGATCAAGATCGTGGAGGGGATGGATGTGATCATCCACGATATCTACACGACGTTTGAAGATGAATATGTGGGCAAGGTGGTCAATAGCTATGACAATAAGCAGATGTTTGTCGGGGCGGTCAACGATTACCTGAAAAAGATGGAGGGCAGCGTGCTGGATGAGACCGGGGATAACTTTGTTGAAGTTGACCTGGAGGCGAACCGGGAGTACCTGAAAAGGCAGGGGATCGACACGGAGGAAATGACCGACACTCAGATACGGGAAGCAAATACGGGCTCGTATCTCTTCCTGACAGGAGCGTGCAGGTTTTTAGACGCGATGGAAGACCTGACCCTTAAGATGAATATGTAGGAGGAGCCATGCAGGAATTAAAGGGCAATAAGACGTTGAGCGGCACATGGGCAGAAATCTGGTACAACGGCTTTAAAATCGCCGAAGCGACCAAGATTGCCGCGAAAGTAACGGTAAATAGGGAAGACGTACAGGTCGGGATGGATGTAGACACAAAGATCACAGGTCAGAAAGGGGAAGGAACCCTGACGCTGGTAAAGGCGTTCACCCGGTTTGAGGATGTACGTAGAGATATCAGTAAAGGGAAAGACCCGAGAGGGACTATCATTACAAAACTGAAAGACCCGGATGCGACCGGGGGACAGACGGAGCGATACCAGATTGGGAATGTAGCGTTTTCTGAATTTGGTCTGGAGTGGGAAAAGGGAGCAGTTGTCAAACAGGAGTACCCTTTTGTTTTTACACCATCGGATATGGTCCTGCTGGATGAGATTAGTGAACAGTAATGGAGGATAAGAACATGGCGAATGAGAAAAATGCAATATTTGAGGCGTTTGCACGGAAGGCGGCAGAGCGAATCGAGGAACGCAAGAAGCTCCGTACCATGCGCCTTATGGTCAAGTCGGTCGGCATGGAGGTTGAGATCCGGGGACTGACAGAGGAAGAGGTGAGGGATTGTATGGAATTTTCCGACGAATCCCTTGAAGTGGACAAATATACGATCTACATGGCTTCCCCCACGCTGCAGAATGCGGCGAAGATCCTTGTGGAGGAAGGCACACTGAAACAGCACTATAAGATCACGGAAATGTTTACCGGGGCAGAACGCACATACATCGTGAACAAGGTCCTGGAGCTTTCCGGGATGATGGGGACTGCGGGGATTGAAGTGATCCGGGAGGATGAGGAGATAAAAAACTCTTAAAGCAGTCCCGTAAGATGTGGCTTGCAGGATATTGGATGGAGAGGGGATACCGGCCGGAAGAGATCTTTGCCATGCCCCGCATGGAGCAGGACATCATGCAGGCGATTGCGGAACTGAACAGGGAGCAGCGCAAGGAAGATATGAGGGATGCCTTTTTAGAGGCACTCTCTATTTTATTGCCCGGAAAATGAGGTGGATTGATTGAAGGAGGTTTTTGGTGCTGTCCTGTCAGTGAAGGATAACGTATCCGGCGTCATGAAACAGGCGAAGGAATCCACACGCGGTTACAGGGGCGAAGTTGAGAAGGCAAAAAAAGAACTCGAAAAGCTTGATAAAAAGAAAATCAGGGAAAAAGAGCTGAGGATAAAAAATTCTTCAGCATATAAGGCAATCGAAGGGGTCAAAAAAAAGCTGCAGCCGCTGGCTAAGAAGACCATCGAGGTACGGGCGAAAACAGAGCATGCGGTCGATAAGGTCAAAAAGGTAAAGAGCCAGCTGGATAAGATCAAATCGACCAAAGTGGTGCAGCTGGTCGTAAAAGGCGGCCAGAAGGCGATGAAAGCCATCGGCAAAGGGGCGCTGGTCGGGACAACGGCAGCGCTTGGCGCTTTTATGCTGGCGGCAGGCGCGGCAGGGACGCAGGCCGCGTCCTTCCAGAGCCAGATGCAGAATGTGGGTACACTGCTGGACGGGGATGTGCAGGGAAAGCTGCAGGGGATGTCGAAGCAGCTCAAACAGGTATCCATTGATACAGGCGCAGCCACGTCAGACCTTACGGATGGCTTATATCAGGTCGTGTCGGCGTTCGGGGAATCTGCGGAATCCGTAAAGCAGCTGGAGATTGCCGCCAAAGCGGCAAAAGCCGGGAATGCAACGACAACCGATTCCGTCAACATGCTTTCAGCGGTCACGAAAGGATATGGGGATACCTCTGCAGCAGCGCTGCAGAAGGCATCCGATCTGGCATTCCTGACCGTGAAGCTGGGGCAGACATCCTTCCCGGAACTGGCAAGCAGCATGGGGCAGGTTGTCCCGCTGGCGGCGACCATGAAGGTCAGCCAGGAAGAGCTGTTTGGCGCGATGGCGACGCTGACGGGCGTTACCGGCGGCACTGCGGAAGTGACGACACAGCTGCGGGCGACGATGCAGGAATTTTTAAGCCCGTCCTCCCAGATGGAAAAAGCCCTCAAAAAGATGGGGTATACATCGGGGGCAGCGGCGCTGGAAAGCGAAGGGCTGGGCGGGATACTGACAAAGCTGAAAGAATCCGTCAAAGGGGATGAGGTTGCCTTTGCAAACCTGTTTTCCAGTATCGAATCTAAAAATGCGGTACTGGCGCTGACAGGGGCGCAGGCAGACGCCTTTGCGGAAAAAACGGCGGCGATGGGGGAAGCGGCCGGGGCAACAGACCGGGCATTTAAGATCCAGACAAATTCAGTGTCGGCGATGGCATCGAAGCTAAAGAACGCCGGAAGCGTGATGCTGACCAGCCTTGGCGAGAAAGCGCTGCCATATGTACAGGGAGCGATGCAGGGGCTGATTGACCGTATGCCGGCGATCACGGAGACGCTGGGCGGCGTGATCGAGCGTGCCGGTCCCATGTTTGGCGCGCTGGCGAGCGGTATATCGGATGCGGTATCTGCCTGTGCACCTGTAGTCGGCAGGATCGGCAGTATGTTTTCAGGGGCTTTTGCGGTAGCGCAGCCAGCGATCGCATCCCTGCGGGACTCTTTTATGGCAGTCCTGCCGACACTGGAACCGGTGGTGCTTGCCATTTCGGAGGTTGCCACATCGGTGATCCCGCCCCTTGCGGCAGCATTTGCGGGGATCGGCAGCGTAGTTGCTGTTGTAATGCCGGTCGTTTCGGAAGTTGTATCTGGCGTTGGTTCTAAGGTTGCTGAGATATTCGGCATCATTGGGGGAAAGGCAGGAATCCTGCAGCAGGTCTTCGAGACAGTTGCGCCAGCCATATCAGGGCAGCTTTCAGCAATCTGGACAGTTGCGGAGCCTATCCTCGGGCTTGTGATAGAAGGTGTCGGGCTGGTTGCAGATGCAGTCGGATGGGCATTCCCGTACATTCAGGGCGTGATCGAACAGGTGTGGGCAGTGATCGGTCCGATCGTGCAGGGGCTTGCAGATGCATTCGGCGGGGCGGTCAAGGCTGTCAGCGGCGCAGTGAGTAAGGTGCGCGGCATATTTGGCAGCGGAAAGTCCAAGGAAACACCGGCGGCGAATGCCACAGGAACATCATACTTTTCAGGCGGATGGACCACTGTAGGCGAGCATGGGCCGGAGCTGGTAAACCTGCCGGGAGGCAGTAAGATATTGTCAAACCCTGTGACGCAACAGGTTCAGGGCGGCAGCCGGAACATCAACGTGAACGTGGAGCATATGGAGGTCAGAAGCGAACAGGATATTGAACGGGTGGCAGAGGAGATCATCCGGAAGATCGAGGAAGCGGAGGATAACCAGTAATGGGAAAGACAAGGAGCGTGATGCTGGAAACGGATGATGGGCGGTGGGAACTGCCCGTCAACCCAAAGGAAATCAGCGTGACACAGGACAGCAAGGATAAAACGATCGATCTGCTGAATGTGGGTGAGTTTAATGTACCGGGTAACCGTGGACTGATCAAAGTCTTGTTGTCCACGTTTCTTCCAGACAGCAGCAGCCCGTTTTATAAAGGGATTGACCCGGAGCAGGTCATATCCTCCGTAAAGAAAGCGAAAAACGGGAAGCGTCCGATCCGCATCATCATATCCGGGTCGGACGTCAACGCCCAGTTTACGGTATCTTCCGCGACTGAAACATACAAGGAAGGCCAGACGGACATTTATGTGTCGTGGAGCTTTGTGGAGAACCGTGACCTGAACACGCAGCCGGTTGCAAGCTGGGTTAAGCGTTATACGGAAACAGGTATCTGCGAGCGCAACACAAAAGCGAGTATCCCGAAGACGGTTACGGCAAAGGCTGGGGATTCTCTCTGGAATCTTGCATGCCGGTATTATGGGGACGGTAGCCGCTGGAAGGACATCGCGGCGGCCAATGGCATGACAGAAGATGACCTGACTGGTGGGGAAAGGCTGGTGATACCGGATTGAATGTGCTTATAAACGGGAGCAATGTATCAAAATATATCGAAAGTATCAGTTGGTCAGGAGATGAAAACCAGCTGGCGCGCAAGGTTACAATCAGTTACCTGTATGCGCCGCAGAACCCGAATGTTCATAACATATCTGTTAGGAAAGGGGACAGGCTGATTCTGGAGGACGGCAGTATCCTGTTTGACGGGATCGTGCTTACGGAAGAGCGGACAGAGGACGATATCAAAATGCAGTCGATGGCTTATGACTATGCCTGGTATCTGCGCGGGAAGGCATTTGGCGTGTATAAAGGCAGCCCTGCTGCGGTAACAGCGGCAGTCTGCGCGGAAGCCGGTGTATCTTGCGGTGCGTTGTATGACCCCGGCGGCGAAGTGGAAGTGATCAGCACAGGGGAAAAATCCATTGCGCAGGTTATCCAGACGGCTTATGAGGGCATGGATGCCCATCTGTATATGCAGGGGCAGTCGGTGTGCGTGGAGAAATATGGCGAACAACTTGCAGGAGCAGTGACCGGGGATGATTCGGTAATGGATGCCCAGTATAAGAGCAGCATCGAAAATCTGGTAAACCAGGTCGTGATTCTTGGGGCGTCTGACCAGCCCATCGGGGAGGTTTCCAACGGTCTCACAGGGTATGGCATCATCCGTGAGGCTTATAAGCAGGCTGGGAATGAAACGGATGTGGCAGGGGAGGCGCGTAAGCTGTTGAGAGGGATTGAAGATTCCGGGAAGGTGGTTGTGCGCGGTAACCCTGCCTACCAGACTGGACGGGCGATTGTGGTGGAAAAGGTAAATTCTAAGATCCGCGGGCGCTTTACGATCATATCGGATGAGCATTCGTGGACTGGGGCTGACTATCGGACAACGCTGGGGCTGCGGTTTTTGGAGGTGGCATAAAATGGCACAAGGAAATCCCTACGCACGTTTTGTGGAGGTCATGAAACGGCAGGGGCGGGCAATGAATGGACCTGACATGACGGTTGGGGTCGTAACAGGAGTGGATCCGGTCAGCATTTCAGTGAATGGCGTGCCGATCGCAGAGCATATCTACTGCAATCAGGTGACAAGTTCCAACAAGGACGAGGAGCTGGCGGCGATTTTGGAGCAGGAGGAATATGTATCCCCTGCCTTGAAGGGGTTTTTGAAAGAAATGTACGAAGGTATCCGGGTACAGCCCGGGGATTATGTACTGGTACAGCGGGTCGGAAACTACTTTTTGATCTGCGGGAAGGTGGCGGCGTTATGAGTATTTTCCCATTTACACAGGACGTGCCGGAACTGGAGGAGCGTGCTGCACAGGAGCTGCCTGTCTTCCGGGAACTGGCATATGACTATGAAAATAACTGCCTGAAACGTAAGGGTGGGAAACCCTATCTGGTCGAAAAGGATGAGGCTGTGCGGGTCTGGATATACAAGGCATTGCTGACGCGCCGCTTTGTGTGGCCTGTCTATACCCATGCCTACGGGAGCGAGCTGGAGGCTGTGATCGGGTATTCCAACAACAGGGACATCCTAGACAGTGAGGTAAAACGCTACATCACGGAAACTCTGATGGTAAACCCGTACATTCAGGAATTGTCCGGTTTTCAGTTTGAACACAGGGGATCGGAGATGACGGTAGTGTTTGATGTCACGACAGTTTACGGGCGCTTTACCCATGAGACGGAGGTTTACAATGAGTGAAAACAGCTTTATAGCAATCTTAAACCGCATGAAAGACAGGATTACGACGGAAGCGGACAGACGGGAGGGCACATGGACGGCAGATAACCTGCAGGCGGTCGCCAATGAACTGGCAAGGGTCTATGCGGAGGATATCGAAGACATCCTGCCGCAGGCATTTGTTATCACTGCGGTTGGGAAAAATCTGGACAGTGCCTGCAGTGATTACGGGATCACCCGCCGGGAGGCAACGAAGGCGGAGGCGGTCGTGGAAGTGACCGGGGATTCCGGGGATTACAGCGGTGTGACAGGGTATGCCGGGGAGATTGCTTTTTTGCTGGATGACTTTGTGATCGAAGGCACAGGGGCGGTACAGGTCCGGGCGGTCTGCATGACAGCAGGGGAGCAGGGCAACGTGGCTGCCGGAAGCATCACAGAGACGGACAGCAGCCAGATCAGTAAAATCACAAATCCGGAAGATGCAGAGGGTGGATATGACCGGGAAAGTGATGACGTCCTGCGGCAGAGGGCGCTGGAGCATATCCGTACCCCGGCGATTAGCGGCAACATTGCCCACTATATCCAGTGGGCAAAGGAAATCCCCGGCGTACATAAGGTAAAGGTATTTGACCTCGCCAGGGGAAACGGGACGGTAGACGTGGTGCTGATCGCAGATGATAACGAACCGGCTCCGGAAAGCCTGATCGCTGATGTGGCGGAATATATTGAGTCCCAGCGGCCGATCGGGGCGGATGTGCTGGTAACAAGCGCGGAAGCGGTGGAGCTGCAGGTAGAGGCGGCGGTGCTGGTAAAGAGTGGATACACGGAATCCATGGTAACAGCACGTCTGCAGGAGCTGCTGGACAGATACTGTGAGGATACGGCATTTTTATCCACAGTAGTGTCTTATCTGGGGATTGTGGCGTTGGTTTTTGACTGTCCGGGGGTGGTGGATGTGGAAAACTTCCGAATTAACGGGCAGGAAAAAAGTCTGATTCTGACAGCAAGACAGTTCCCGGTAGCGTTGCCCGTGCGGATCAGTGTAAAGGAGGTGGCGGATGCTTAAAAAGAGTGTGCCGCCCTTTGTTGCCCGGATGCGGGAGATGGCAGAGCTGTTTGAGGCAGAGCAGCCGGAGCTGGACAGGCTGGAGGGGATCCTGACAGAGCTTTTAGCCCAGTTTTATATCAAAACGGCAACGTACAGCCTGAACCAGTGGGAGCAGGATTTCGGGATCGTTGAAGATCCGGAGCTTACGCAGGAGCAACGCCGCGCCCGGGTACTGGCAAAACTCAATATGCGGATGCCCGCCACGGTAAAGATGCTGGAAAATCTGGTACGCCAGACGATGGGGGCAGAAAACGTCCGGATCGAGGAGCATCCGACGGAATATGCATTTACGGTGTATGTGCAGGAGGATAAACTGTCGGACTTTTTGGGAATTGCCCGCAGGGCGGTGCATGATGCCCGTCCCGCCCACTTGAATTATAAATTTATTGAGCGACTGATCCGGAATGCCCGGCTTGACCTGTATGGGGCAGGGTACGGGCGGATCATCCATATGTCGGAATCAGAGGTGGACATCAGCGGGCTGTTTTCGGTGCTGTATGCAGGAGGCTATGGGACATTCATTGCGGTGCGGCAGGAGGAGGTGAGAATGGTATGAAATATGTTTTAACGGCAGCAGGGGAAAGATACCTTGCGCGCGTCAATGCCCAGATGATCAAAATGCACCTGGTTAGGGTAGAAGTGGGGAGCGGCGTGTCGGCCGCGCCTGAAAAGCTGGAAGCCTTGCTGGATGTAAAGCAGCGCCTCCAAATTGAATCCGTGGAGCAGGATGTGAATGAGGCGGTCATCCACTGTATGCTGACAAATCTTGAGCTGCATGAAGGGTATCTTTTGCAGCAGTCTGGCGTATATGCGCATGATTCGGCCGCAAACCGGGATGTCCTGATCTTTGTGGGACAGGATGCAGAGGGCGAACGGATCCCGCCTATTGAAGAAAGAGAAGTACAGTATTTGCATAACATTGCAGTCCGGGTCAGCTCCACGGACAAAATCACTTTTGATGTGAGTGTCAGCGATTTTGTGCGGAAGGACTATCTGGAGCAGAAGCTGGAAGAGCATATGCGGCATTCCGGGCATATTTTTGTGGGAGCAGCAGATACGGAGATCCGGGAAGGCGATGTGCTGCTTATCATGGACATAGGTGGGGAGCCTCCGGTTCCAGCTGGGGACTTTGTGGTGGCAGCCCCTACGAATCTGGTGATCTCAGACCAGTCCCCGACAGCTGGGGATAACTGGGGAATTGTAGAAGGCAAGATAACTGTTGGCAGTACCCCGGAGGAGGATACCACCTTTTTCGGGCAGATATAATTTTAAGGAGGACAAAGAAATGGCAAACGAAAGAGTATTTATGGCGCGCAACACGGCGGCAAAGGGCGAAGCACCAAAGTGGGAGAAGTATTTTCCCAAAACGGTTGTGGATGCCATCCTTGCGAGTGACAGGGAAGGAGAAAATAAGACAGTCATGGATCTGGTCAACGAGCGGATTCAGGCAGTGGTAGGCAGTGCGCCGGAAAATTTTGATACCCTGCAGGAGATTGCAGCCTATATCGAAAGCCACAAGGATGTGGCAGATGCCTTGCAGGCGGCAGTGGGAAATAAGGCAAACAAAGATGAGGTTGTTTATAAAAACCAGACGGCGAGCACTGTGGCGGTGGGAGGTATTCCGAAGGGATATGTGCCTCCAACATCGGGCATCAACGCTGCGGAGCTTTTAGACAAGATGCTCCATGCTTATGTGGCGCCGACGGTATCTGCCAGCGCAAAGCCGGCGAACGGAGGTACCTTTGAAATCGGCACATCCCAGTCTGTGACGGCGGTGGATGTGAATATCACAATGGGGTCTACAGGAATTAAAAAGATAGAGGTATTTGATGCTGATACATCCCTGGGGGCACTCACATCCGGCATTAAGGCGGGTGTCAACACGGTAACTCTGACGAAGCCCTTGACTGTGACGGCGGCAAAGCAGCTTACTGTTAAGGTAACAGATAATGATGATAAGACAGTGACAGCGAAGACGGGAAACTTTAACTTTGTATCTCCGTATTACTGGGGGGCAGTGGCTGCAGGTGAATCAGCTACAGAGAGTGTGATCAAGGCGGCTACCAAGGTTGTACAGGCTAAAGGAAATAAATCCTTTGTTTATAATTGTAACAACCAGCGGATGCTGATTGCTTATCCTAAGAGCTACGGTGCGCTGGCGAAGATTCTGGATGCCAACAGCTTTGACGTGACTGGCACTTTTGTGCAGACGATAGTGCAGGTGGATAGTGTTGATTATTACGCATATCTTAACGATCCGTCTACAGTAGCGGCATTTAAGATGAGCTTTAATTATTGATTAAGTACGCTTTAAGGAGGATTTAACCATGGGATTTCAGGGCAAAAAGGGAATTACAGTAGCGAGCGGGTTTAAGCTGCAGGCAGCAGTCCTGCTGGATGCGCGCGGTCAGGTAAAGACAATTACAGAGAGGGACGAGCTGGTAACGCTCAATGCTGTAACAGCCGGTTTAATGGTGTATGTTGAGGAGACAAAGACGTCCTATGTGTATAACGGAGCAGGGTGGGATGAGCTGTCAAAGGGAGCTGGATATACCCATCCTGACACGCCGGGCAATAAGCATATCCCAGCAGGCGGAGCATCTGGGCAGGTGTTGGGATGGTCTGCAGACGGGCAGGCAAAGTGGGTAGAGGATAAGGACACTACCTACAATCCTGCCACAACAGATAAGGATGGCCTGATGAGCGCCGCAGACAAAGCAAAGCTGGATGGGGTGGCTGAAGGAGCAAATAATTACTCCCATCCCAAGACCCATGCAGCCACGATGATCGTACAGGATGCAGAGCATCGTTTTGTCAGTGATGTGGACAAGCAGGGCTGGTCAGACAAGTACACCAAAAATGAGGTGGACAATAAATTTTCTGCGTTGGAAACAAAGCTTGACTGGAAAGAGGCGGTAGAAACCTTTGCGGACATTGCCCAAACTTATCCGAACCCGGAGGATGGATGGACAGTAAACGTCAAGGATGAGGATGTGACCTACCGCTATACCGGAAATGAGTGGGTGGCGATCTCCGCCAACAGCATCCCGCTGGCAACAAAAGACTTAGATGGCCGTATGAGCAAAACGGACAAAGCAAAGCTGGACGGTATTGCGGCAGGGGCAAACAACTATACCCATCCGGAGCACCACCCTGCGACAGTCATTACAGAAGATGACAACCATCAGTTTGTGACAAAGGCTCAGAAAGAAGCGATTGACAATATGCCATCTATCGGATTCGGCAGAGAATATCCGCAGGAGGCAGCGCCGAATTCCCTGTTCTTCCTGATTGGGTAAGGAGGACGTTATGGTTAAAAAACTTTTAACTCAGATTAAACACAAAACGCTGACAGGAGAGGAAGTTGTTATGGACATCGGGGCGAAAGCCTCGAATGTCCTGCCGGAGAATTTTGTTGAGCAGAAGGAACGGAGCAACCTTGCTGCCAAGGATAAATTGCCGGTTATTTTTGGCAAGCTGTCAAAGTGGTATACGGATCTGAAGGCGGTGGCATGGTCTGGGAGCTATTTGGATCTGACCAATAAGCCTACTATTCCGGAAGGATCTGCGGCGAATTATCAGGTGGCGAACAACGACACCACAGAGGCAGAAGGGTTTGTGGCGGATGCGCGGATCGTGAGGACGCACGGGTTGGAGATTGATGGACTAAGTAGGGATTTGGGCGGCTTCTCATTCCATTCAAACGGAAATGGTCATTATTTGCAGAAGGGAGACGAAATGTATCTGCTAAAAAATAAACCGATTGAAATTTCATCCTGGTATTATCAAGTGAATGGTGGAAATTCAGAATTCATCATTGATTCATCCGAGTATAAGCACTTGTCTATAGGTCAACAAAATGGTCCTGGCGAGTTACATGTTATCGGAAAAGCTGCATCGGATGTAAAACTTTCAAAAGGTTCAGATGGATATTATGATGTTGCTCTATATGATCAGATTATCATCCGAGTTCATAGCACAACCTATAATTATGGAACGATTCACAACATTCGGTTGTGGTAGTTAAGCAAGTATAATACTTGAAACTGTAAGAGTTGCCCATGTCCCATAGTCAGGATTTCCGTTTGTGCCAAAAGTGGCAACGATAGTTGCACTATCAGCGTTTTTGACATCAAAAGTGTGACCCTCTTCGCCAACTGTCGTTTTTATTCCGTTAATTGTAACGCTGAGTGCAACGCAATCGCGTGGATTCCATGCGGCATGAGCACCATCGCCTTCTATTTTGTAACTTCCAATGGTAAGCGTTTCATAATCTTCTGTGTTAAGAATGAACTCTGACTTTCCGCTACGTCCTTGGTTGCCGGATGAAGATCCGTTTCCGGAAGTACTTACATTAAAATTAAAAATGTAATTTGAAATGGAAACAGTGCCACTACCCAATTTTTTTATTACTGCATCAGCACCTCGCATGCGGTAGTATTGGTATGCTTCAGAAACAGTATGCCCGCTGATAAAACCAGAGTAATAATCATCTGCGCTACGAATGATATCGAAGTCGTACCAATAATTATTGTTGATTTGGAAGCGCCCACGAGCATTACTATTTACAGGCACTTTATGATCGCATATATAGTTTATTGCTGTTTTTAAATCCATCCCACCTGTAAAGGTATTCCCTAAATCTCTGTAGTTTAAATCGTGAAAATCCCTACTTAGTTGAGTAAGGGATACAAAAAAACTATGTTGATAAGATTCCGAAAGGGGTCTTAATTTTTTACCCTCAAAAACGAGGAAGAAAGGAATTTTATATGAAAGAAAAAGTTATTTTAGGAAATAAAGTGGAGCTGCCTTATGACAGCATTGGTTTTGGAACTGGAACGCTTGCAATCAGTTTTAAGGCTGGTGATATTGCAGCTCTCGAAAAGTCTTTTAGAGATGCAGGGCAGAACAATCTTGAGGTAATTAAACAGTGCGACGCGGAAGGCCATGTGCAGGCAACACACGAACGTTACGACATCTTTAGAGAAGTCAGAAAGACAATTGGTGCAACTCCGGAGGAGGATGTTGTTACGATTGTTTTGGAGCAGGAGAGCGTGATTGACGCAATGGCAGCCGGAATC